AACTGTTTTGCAAGTTGGTAAATTTGCTGATTTTAAAGTTGCCTTAGAAACAATTAATAAAATAGAAAATAGACTACAGTTTGCATTTCTTTTAAATTCATCAGTAGCAAGACAAGCTGAAAGAGTTACAGCTACAGAAATATCTTTAATTGCTAATGAACTTCAAGATGCTCTTGGTGGTGTCTATGGTTTACTTACAGCAGAATTTCAACTTCCATATTTAAAAGCAAAAATATCAATGCTTAAGGAAGCAAAATTATTACCAGATTTACCTAAAGATATAGTGAAGCCAAAAATCATTGTTGGATTGGAAGCACTAGGTAGAAGTTCAGATAGATTAAGATTACTTCAATTTATGTCTGACCTTGCAGGAACTTTAGGTGCAGAGGTTCTAGGCAGATATATTAATCTAGAAGATGCTATCAAGAAATTTGCAGTAGCAAATGGAGTTGATACAGCAGGATTAATAAAATCTCCTGAACAAATCCAACAAGAACAACAACAACAACAAGTACAACAATTTGCAACACAATCTCTTGCAGACCCTCGAGTAGCCATTGAGCTTGGTAAAGCTAATGCCGAAAATCCGCAAGGTATGATTGATGCAGTTAAACAAGTAACTAATCAACAATAGGAAACAATATGAACACTCAAAGAGTAGAAGTAGTAGCTGACAATAAAGAAGTAACTTTAGAACAATCTGCTAAAGATTTAGGTATTGCAGGTGTAAATGTAGGAGCAGAAGTTATCTCTGCAAATTCAGGAACACAAACAGTTATATCACAACCAAAATCAATAACAGAAAGCACAGAACAAAAACCTGAATGGCTTCCTGAAAAATTCAAATCTGCTGAAGAATTAGCTAAAGCATATTCTGAATTAGAAAAAAAATTCTCATCTAATAATAAAGGTGCAAAACAAGAAACACCTAAAAACAAATCTGAAGAAGTTAAAGCTGAAGGTTTTAGTTTAGATAAATATAATCAAGAGTATGTAGAAGCTGGTGCTTTATCAGATAATTCTTATGCTGAACTTGCTAAATTGGGTTTAGATAAAAATTTAGTAGATGGTTACATTGAAGGTCAAAAAGCAATTTCTGACAATTACCAAAAACAAATTTATAATGAAGTAGGTTCACAAGAACAATATACGCAACTTGTAGATTGGGCTTCTAAAAATTTATCTGATGAAGAAGTTGAAAGTTTTAATGATGTAATTTCTAATGGTTCAATACAAGCAATGAAATTTGCTGTTAGAGGATTGATGGCAACTGCTGGAATGAAACAATCTTCTGTAAAACAACAAGATTTATTTCAAGGTGATAGTGATTTTATTTCTGTAGATGCGTTTCAGTCTATAGCTCAAGTAACTCAAGCTATGAATGACCCAAGATACGAAAAAGACCCAGCATATAGAAAAGAAGTAACTGATAAAATAGCTAGAAGTTCCGTTCTTTAATGCGTGATTATAAGTCTGAATATAAAAATTATCAGGGAAAACCTGAACAGATAAAAAACAGAGCTTCTCGTAATTTAGCTAGAAGACTTATGAAGAAAAAAATGGGTGCTAAAGTTAATGGTAAAGATATTGACCATAAAGATGGTAACCCAAAAAATAATTCAAGAAACAATTTAAGAATTATGTCTAAGTCAGCTAATAGGAGTAAAAAATAATGTGGTGGAGTGTTATACCTACTGTACTTAAAACTGGTGCAGAAATTTATAAAAACCATAAACAATCTGAGTTTTTAGAATCTGAAGCTGAACGTAAATATTATGAACGTATGGCTAAAGGTGAGATTGAATATCAAAGAGATGTTACAAGTGAACAAGACAAGTCATGGAAAGACGAATTTGTCTTAATCATAGTAACACTTCCTATTATAATTTTAGCTTGGTCAATATTTTCAGGAGACCCACAAATACAATCTAAGTTAGATTTATTTTTTAATTACTTTAATAGATTTCCTGATTTTTATAAATGGTTAGTTGTGGGAATTTTTGGAAGTATCTATGGGCTTAAACCTGTAGCAGACGTATTCAAAAAATAATGCCTTTAAAAAGAATAGTTAGATTTAAAAAAGTTATTATTAAAAGTAATAAGTTTAAAAAGAAACCTAAAAAATAATCACCATCTCTCACTAGAGAGGTGACCTAATGAAAATTCAAAAGGATTGCCTGTTACGACAGATAACTCTCTGAATAGGAAAGTACATTAGCTGAAACTAAATAAAAACAAACCAACAATAAAAAGGAGACATATAAAATGTCAAACGCAACAGCTTCACGTCTTGGGCAAATCAATGCCGCAGGTGGAGTAAACGAGCTATTCCTTAAAGTATTCTCTGGTGAGGTTTTATCAGCTTTTGAACGTGAAAATTTAATGCTGAATATGACCAATGTCAGAAGTATTACTTCAGGTAAGTCAGCTCAATTCCCAGTAACGGGAACAATATCTTCTTCTTATCATACTATTGGTAACGAAATACTCGGTACAGCAGTAAATAAGAATGAGAAAGTAATAAATATCGATGATATGCTTTTAGCTCACGCATTTGTAGCTGAATTAGACGAACTTAAGAACCATTATGATGTTCGTTCTGTCTATTCAAAAGAAATGGGTCAAGCACTTGCAAAAACCATCGATAAGAACCTACTAAATCTAGTTGTATTAGCTTCTAGAGCTTCTACTGCCAACGTAACAGGCGGTAATATCGGTTCAGTAATTACTGATGCAGATGCAGACACAAGTGCAAGTTCATTAAAGGACAGCATTTTTGATGCTATACAAAAACTAGATGAAAACGATGTACCTTCTTCTGATAGGTTTATCGTTGTAAAACCTGACCAATATTATCAATTATTAAATTTAGACAGTATTATGTCTAGAGATTTTAGTGCTAATGCTGGTGACAGGTCACAAGGTGTAATTACTACTATTGGTGGTGTACCTCTTGTTAAATCAAATACAGCAGTTGCGTCATTTACTGACCAATCTTCAGCTTCTACTGCTGGAACAAACAACACTTACATTGGAAACTTTTCTACTGTTCAAGCTGTTGTGTTCCACAAACAATCTGTAGGAACTGTAAAGTTAAAAGATTTAGTTCTTGAAACTACTTACGACCCTAGAAGACTTGGAACATTAATGACTGCAAGAATGGCACTTGGTCATGGAATATTAAGACCAGAGTGTGCAGTATCAATTAAAACTTCATAATTTAATTTAATTATAAAGTTAAAAACTGGGGGAGATTAATTTCTCCCCCTTTAAAAATATTCTCAAATGACAATTACAACTCGTACATCTGAATTAGAAGCTGTTAATACAATTCTTTCTACAGTGGGTGAAGCTCCATTAAGTTCTTTAACTGGAAGTTTACCTGTTGATGGAACAATGGCTAGAAATGTTTTAAACGAAATTAATAGAGAAGTACAATCTCAAGGTTGGCATTTTAATACACATTACAAAGCAACATTATCAAAAGATGCTAGTAATAAAATACCATTAGCTAGTAATGTTTTAAGAGTTGAATTAGACCCAAATAAATTTTCAAAATTATCTTACGATATAGTACAAAGAAATAATTACATTTATAATCTTGCAGAAAATACAGATATTTTTGATAGAGACTTTGATGAAGTTACAATAGTTTACCTTTTAGATTTTGCAGACATACCAGAAGCCGCTAAAAGATATATAACTATTAGAAGTGCTAGAGTATTCCACGATAGAACTTTAGGAGCAACTACACTTCATAAATTTTCTCAAGAAGATGAAGCAAGAGCATTAATTGTTTTAAAACAAGCTGAAGCATCAACAGGAGATTACACAATATTTGATAATCAATTAGGTGCATACACAGTAAGTAGAACTAACGTAATTTATTAAAATGGCACTAGTTAGCAAAACTATTCCTAACTTGGTGCAAGGTGTATCACAGCAACCTGAAGTATTAAGATTATCGTCACAATTTACATCTCAACTAAATGGATTTTCTAGTGTTGTAGAAGGTTTAAAAAAAAGACCTAACACTACACATATAAAAAAAATTTCAACATCAGCTCTTACTAATGCGTATGTTCATACGATTAATAGAGATTTAACAGAACGATATATTGTCATTATTACTAATGGTTCTATTAGAGTTTTTGACACTACAGGAACAGAAAAATCAGTTGTTATGCAAACAGGAGCTTCTGCATATTTAACTTCAGCATCTCCAAGAACTCAATTTTCTTGTACGTCTATTGCTGATTATACTTTTGTTCTTAATAAAAATATTACAACAGCTATGTCGGCAACGACTAGTCCAGCTAAAATACAACAAGCTGTTTATACTTGTACTCAAGGAATTAACGGAATTAAATATTCAATTACAATAGACGGAGTTACTTATAATCACACTTTAGCCACTACTGGGTCTGTAACAACAGAGCAAGTTAGAGATGGTTTAAGAAGTGCTATTGGAAGTCCTGCTGGATTAACATTAGCAAACATTGGTAATTCA